ATGATCGCTTGCAATGTAGCTGCACTGTTGTTGGAACCGTCAGTTGCTGTGTTGAAAGCACCTGTTGGATATGTAGCAACACTGAAGTTTGTAGCATTGCCAGTGGCAGCTACTTGATAGATCGCTACTGTGGCTGTCTGCTGGATTGTCTGTAACAATGTCTGCAACATGCCGTTTACTTCGGCTTCGCCCGAAGGATCTGCACCTAGGTCGCAACCAAAGAAGTCCAGTTTTGGACCCATGAAATTGGTTGGTGTACCTGCTGGTGTGTAGGTTGTTGTTGCGGCTAACTGAGGACCGTTGAGGGTATCAGTTGCAAATACTGGTTGTGAACCACCACTGGTAATAGTTAATGCTGCCATTTTAATTCTCCTTAGTGTATGGACCTTGAGTCCTACACTTATTTACCAAACTGAGACAAAAAGGACAGTTAGCCAGCCAAATTGGGGTTGTTTAAGATGCGATTTCCGGCTGTGAACCCAAATCTATTGACCAGTTTGGCACGGCCTGCAGGTGTGGCAAGTACCCAGCCTTCGTGCCCAGGTTCCTGGCGATCCAGCTGATTCAGCATGTCGGTCTTGATTTCGTGCAACAACAAGAATGCTGTAAAGGCCGCTGTGATACCGTCCATGTTTGACCTGGGACTTTGCAGGTATTCTATGATGTTGGCGAACTTTCTAGGAGTAACATTGCTACGCAACCATTCGCCAAAGCCTGGCAATAAGTTTTCGTAGTCCCCAGTGATCCTGCTGTTGATGTAGCGTTTGCACAACTGTGGCAAGTCACTGAGTTGCGCGGCTCTGAGTTCGCTGGGATTGAACAAGCCATCTATGGCACGCCCTTGACTGCGGGTGACTTGTTTCAGTTGTTTGACCAGCTGAGCATTGGGTGTGACATTCTTGATATCTTTGACTGTGGGCTCAATTATCAGGAGTCCTGGCACTGGTTCAAGATTCACTTGACGTATGGGTTCGGCTGGCGCATCTACTTGTTTGTATCTGGTGTGTGCGGCTATGCCTACTTCGCTGGCACCGATGCGCTCGCCCAGTTTACTGGCCGCTGGAATTTTGTATTCTACAAAGTTGGGTTTGAACACATAGGCGCCCGACACTTCTGGCGGAGTTTCAGTGTACAACAAGTCACCTTGGATATAGCCCCGGAAGTTTTCTGGTGTGGCGGCACGCAACATGGGAAACAGTTTTTGATAGATGGCAATGAGATCGCCTCGTTCGCCACCTCGCTGATTCATGATTCTAGCAATTTGCTCTGGAGTGGTAGCCAATCCGTCGTAGCCTTTGGCCCCAAATCCGCTCTTGTCTGTGAGCACAAATTCGCCTGTGGGTTTGCGACCCCAGATGATGGCAGGTTTGCCGTCCCATTTGACTGTGGTTGTTTTTCTAGTGTCTTCTGCGGCATGTTGCATGATGGTCATGGCTTCTTCAATGCCACGGGTGCCACGTTCAAACACCAAGTCCTCCAGGTGTTCAATCCTGGCACTGGCCGCTTCCATGATAGGAACCATGCCTTGATTTACTATGCGGTCACGCAAGCGAGCCAAGAAATTGACTTCGGTATATAATTCAGTATTTTCAGCCACGGGTTGCTCAAACGGTATGCCTTGGCGAGCCATGTGTTCACGGAAGTCGGCCAGCTTGATGTCACGTTTGGGATCACGTTCTAGGGCAGACATGATGGTTTCCACACTGGCCAGATCCGCACGGGTGGCCCGTTTGTTTAGCAACATCTTGGCCACAGCATCTGGATCATCTGAAATGATTGTGCTTTTCTCGTCGCGAGTGGCAATGCCAGCGATCTGATTCAATTTGTAGCCCAGGCTCTTGGCTATCGAATTCATGAGGACGTTGCGTTCGCGACCCTTGTATTGACTGTCAGCAGGCATGGCACCCAACACGAACTTTGACCAAGGTACATTTTGCAAGAACATAAAGTCTGTTTGTACATAACCACGATCTGGTCTGCCAGTGATGGGTGTTAGGAAATGCACTGCTGTGCCTGATTTGCGCACATAGTCTTCGGGCTTGAGTCCATGACTGGTTGCCCACTGTTTGAGTCTGTATTCCAATTGATCTTTGGTGACTTGGCCAGAATCAATGGCCAAGTCCAAGTCACCCGACGTGCTTTTGATTCCAGTGCTGCCCAAGGTATTGTTTTGCAGGTCCAGACCTGGCAACATTTCGTCCAACCAGGCCAAGGTAGGTTTTACATCAGTTTGATTGATGCGTTGTGTGAGTGGACGACCTTGGGCATCTTTGAATACATTGCCACCTTCTAGGATGTTCATGCAGGTCTAAAGCCCATGTTCATAAGCAAGGCATCCACTGCCGGAACTCCGGTGCTTTTGATTGAATCATTGTTGTCTGTGTGATTTCTTTTAATTAGGTTGCCAGCAGTTAATACCTGTTTAGGCAAGTCACTTACTGTGGCTAACGTTTGTTTAATAGTGTCTTTAAGTTCTTCAGCAGTTTCCCCTCCGCCGGCCGCTGATTGTTGGCTGCCGGGACCAGTAGTTGTTCCTGCCGATTGAGTACCGCCGGCCTGTGCCGGTGCTTGTTGGGCAACTCCTGCTGCCAATGCTAGTTTGTTCCAGAGATCTTTTTGAGCACCAACACTATCGCTGGCTGGATCAACTATTTGTTTGATCAAGTTGTCAATCTGTTGAGCATTTTGTAAGCGGCTATACTGCATGCCTGCTAATAGATTTTTTTGCACAAAGGACTTGAGTGCTTGCTCATAATCAGGCAATAATGTAGCCGGACTTAACCCTTCTTTTAATCCAGCCTTGCGAGCTGTTTGAAGTTGTTGAACAAAACTGTATAGCTTTGTGGCCTGTGGTTGTGTCAATTTAAAAATAGCTTGTTGCAATTCATTTGTGGTCATTTGTGGACCAGAGGCAAATTGTTTACCAGTGCGGTAAGCTGTCTGTGCCCTAGCTGGCATACCTGCGACAGCACCTGCAGTTGCGCCTGCGGCTGTGGCCAGTGCGCCTGGGGCGGCTTTGACCGCTTGACCAACCTTGGTAGCAGCCTTGCTGTATTCTTTACCAACTGCCTTGGCCAGAGCAGGTGCCTGTTGGATACCTTGTTTGGCCAACTGTCCTGCGGCGGCCAACCCAGGTTGAACTGCTTGATATGCTGCGGCCGCTGGACGACCAATGACTTGGTATCCAAGTTCTTTGGCGGCTCCGCCAACCGCTGTTGCGGCACCAGCTATTTTGTCCCCGGTTCGTGCTAGCCCCTTGGTAAAATTTTGAGCACCAGTTTTGACTGCTGTTGCTCCACGCTGTATGTCACGCCAGCCTAGTTCATTTAACTGGCCAGCAGGTGCAGATGCCTGTTCTGGTTTCTTCAATGCTGCCATGGTAGCAGCAGGACCCACCCGTTGCGATAGTATCTTGGCAATAGCATTTAACTGTTTGTTATCTAACGACTGAATTGTTGAATATAAAGTCTGTATATTGGTAGCAGAACTTTTAGCGTTGCTTTGAGTTCCAGGGTTGGCTTGCCCCTGCGCTTGAGCTTGCTGTGCTGTGGCGCCACCTTTACCCGGTTGGGTATATTGACCTCCCATGCTCTTGGCCCACTGAACACTGTAGTTCTGCCAGGCACGATAGGCTTTGTCGGCCAACACACTGACTTTTTGATCGGCACGGCCTTGGTTATATCCCTGGGCAATGTTTTTAAAAGGGCTGGCGATTGCACTGCCTACATTTCTTACTCCAGACACAGTTTTACCTGCTGCTGTACCAAGCCCAGATCCTAATGCTTCATCTAGTTGGTTGGGTTTTTTTTGGGTTATTTCATGAATTTGCATCGGTTTTCCTTACTGTACGGGTAAACTTGCCAGGATCTCTGAGCTTGATTGCGTTGATCAATTTGCGTTGCAGATTCTCTGCTTGTTCTGGTGTGTAACTAGAGTCAATTTGCTCCAGCAAGCGTATGGCACTGGCGATGATGTTCGAAGCGCGATTTTCGATCACATGACGTTGATCGCGCTCGGCGTACAAATTTTCTAATTCTTCTAACAGGCTTCGTGTTTTCTTTTGCATTTTGGGCCAGGACCTTTTTATTATTTATCGGGTTCATAAACTCTTTGAATCCGATTATCCCGTCTTTATTTTACCCAACAATTGCTTTAATTTGGCACTTTGCACATCTGCGGTGATTTTGCCAGTGTCTTCCATGCTGTCAGCATCAAATTCAGCAGGTGCAGGCATAGTACGACTTTGTGTGCGGATACTGCTTAAAATATCTGGTTTCTTGAAACTGTTGACCGGCCCGGCTTCTTCGCCGGGATCAGTGATACGCATGGTTTCGATGTTGTAGTCCAAGTCAATCTTTTGTCCTACGCCTGTACTTGATCGTGATTTCATGCACTGGATTTGATACTTGCCACGTTCACGCATGGCTCTGCTGGTAAAGATACCAAACACGTTGTCTGCTGTGTTGATCTTTGAAATACCGCCCGAGATATGACTGTGATCAAACTCAATCTCTTCCACAGCCGATCGATTCAACTGTGACGCTGTCACAAACAACACGTTCAGCTCTTTGGCCAGATTGCGCAGTTCTTCACTGACATACTTGTCTTTGACAAACAAGTCATTGGGACTGACCTTGGCACTCACAGGCATCAGCAAGTCCAAGTAATCACACATGACAAAGTCTACTTTCAGTCCTGTTTGCACTTGCACTTCTTTGATATAACTGCGAATGTCATTGATGTTGCTCTGTGCTGGCAAGGCCTTGATACGATACTGTCCAGCTTTTTTGCTCACAAGTTTGACCTTGAGTTCAGTTTGATCTATGTCCTTGCGGATCTCCTTGGTGCTCATTCCGGCCAACATGGCATCAGTTCTCAACGCACACAGTTCTTCACTAAGTTCTAAACTGATATACACGCCAGACAAGCCAGCCTGTAACCAGCTTAGAGCGATGTTCATCATGACCAAACTTTTACCAGATCCTGATCCACCTGCAAATATGTTCAGTTCTCCACGGCTGAATCCACCATACAAGATCTTGTCCATCTGCGGCCAACCTGTTGACACTTGTCCACCGCTGTTAAAGTATTTGTTGATACGGGCTTTGGGATCACTCCAGTAGTCTGTGCCCATGTCCTTGGTCAAGCTGATCTGTACCGCATCCTTGATCAGTTTCTCCACAGGATCATACTCGCCCTTTTCCAACAGGTCTGCACTCTTTAGGATTGCACGTTCAAGTTCTTGACGACGGGTAAAGCCTTCGAACTCGTCCATGAACCATTCAAAGTGTCCATCATTCAAGTCAGGAATATGATTGAGTGCTATTCCTGTGCTGGCTTTGATTTGTTCTGTAGTGGGCAAGGTTTTGTGATCGTCACTGTGCCGGGCAATAAACTCGGCCGCAGGTCGCAAACTTCTATCAAAGTTTTCTGGGTTATAGATGTTCTGCACACGCACATAGCTTTCTGCGTCCTGCAACATCATTTCTAAGAATAGGCGTTGGACTTCAAGTCCGTAATCTTTTAACAAGTTGTTTCTTCCTTAGTTCAATTTTTATTCGACTGGTTTCTCTGGCCTGCATGATAGTTATCAAAGTTGCTACCTTTCCCCAACGAATCACAGCATCATTCGCATCTTTGACATCCGCGGGCCATGCAGGCATGCTCACACTCCATCCCAGTTCCACTGCACGATCCACCAGGCGCATGCCTGCTTCGTCCTGATCAGGAACCACAATGACTTCACGATCCAGACTACGTATGAGTCTGACCTGTGCATCATTGATTTCGGCATGCAACACAGCCAAGCCGCCAATACTGAGTGCATCAAACACACCTTCAACCACGATGGCATAGCGCCAGTCAGCGCCTTGCAGGTCTGTGCCAAACACATAGCCTGGTTGTGTGTCGTGTATGTACCGGGGTTGTCGATTGTCCAGCATGCGACTGCTGTAGCCTACCACACGATTGTCATAGGTAAATGGCACTATGACCTGTGGACGAGTCCAATGCACTGCATCATTTTCAATCACAGTCATCACAGGATAGTCTTCGGGTACGGCACGACCACGCAAGTAGTCCCAGTGTGGACTATGCTTGGTTGTGACAAGTTCTGCTGCTGGTGGTAGTTCACGTTCTTCAAACTCTATGCCTTGCAAGGTATTGCTTAATCGTTGACGATCTGTGAGCAGGCCTTCCATGCTGCGATGGCGCAGACTTTCTAGATTGATACGTTCTATTTCTTCGCTAGGAACACCTAGCCATGACATGAGTTTGCGTGCTTTGAATGAAAGATTACGACCTATGATAAAGCTGGCAGTGTAGCCACAGTTGAAACAGTGGTAACTCCAGCCCGCATCACTGGTTTTGATACCACCTCTGCTGCGGCGATCTCGGCTTTCGCCATTGTGTTCACAACAGGGTGCATTGAAACTGATCCACCCACTGGCACTGGGCTTGCGTCGTGCGGGTAAGTAGGACAAGACATCAATCATGTTGTATTATAACATGATTTTTGATTTAGATCAATGCTGATTGAAACTAACGGTAAAGTAGATTTACCACAAAGCCTGTGGAAATTATCACTATGGCGCCTTGACTTTGAGGAGGAACCGGATAGGCATTCACATTGACTCCGGCTGCTGGTACAGGCCAATAGCCCGATCCGCCATTGGTTACTATGATTTCTTCAACCACTCCGTATGAGCTGATTATGGCTTCGGCCGTGGCGCCGGCACCATTACCCAAAATGCTGACTGTGGGCGGAGCCAAATAGCCACTTCCACCGTTGGCCACTGTGATACTGGTCACAACACCATCTGTGCAAAAAGCATAGGCTATGGCTGGTGTTCCAGGAGGCTCCGGTGTAGCAAAAATTGAATTGTTAAAACACAATCTCAACAAGGGATGCCATCCAATGATATTCATGTGTATGGTTCTGGTTTCATTTAGGTAGGTAGTTGACTCGGTAACATTGTACCAGATACTTTGATAGTTTTCTGCAGCCTGTGCCTTGATGGTTCCGGTATAACCAATCAGGTCCATTTGTATGGTGGTTACCGGACCGCGTGGTTCAATAAAACTACTGAAATATTCTGTGTTCCATAAACCCGGAAAGCCGCCACCTGCACCAGTTGGATTGCCAGACCAGTAAGGATTGCCGCCCGGAAAATTGCTGTATCCAGCTCCATCATAGCTGATTTCGTTGGAAATTTCCAATGTGGGGATTGTGAGTTCGGCGCTGGGCACAAATTCGGGCAACACTGAATTTACGATATCTACTGGAGCTCTTGCGCCAGCTTGTGCGTCGACAAATACTGCTTCGGTAAGCCCGCCTGTTTGTGTGCGAGCCAAACTGTAGCTGGCAGGCTGTGCTTGAACTGCCAAGAGTTCGGCAGTGGTCAATGTGACCTTGGCGCGACCCGTGGCAGCGTTCAGCGTGACCATAGGCGCTTCCAATAGAATTTTGTCGCCAGCCTGGCTGATTGCACGAAATACAAATGTGCTACCGGTGATGTTGACAGGTTTTTGATCTTGATTGATGAATTCAAACAAAATCACATTGTCAACACCCTTGTTAATTGTTAATTTTTTAGCGTACACAGGATCCCACCTATATGTGAATGTAGAACCGTCGCTGGTGTCCAGGAGCAGGACTCGAGTGCGTTGCTGGTACAGATAAGCGGTGGTTGAATACATACATGCTATTTAGCGATTGTGCAACCATGACGGAAATTGGTTATAAATATCCCAGATGGCCAATGACATATTCAAACAACTAGCAGAAAAATATCCATTTATAACGCTGTGTGTGTATGCCAGCACAGAATACGTGGGTATCATACAAAATCAAGATGACTCGATTACTACGATCTACGACTTTGGAAACATACAAGATATAACAAGTAAACGGCGTTTTTTAGAATTGGCCAATGTTTGGTGGTGGGAATCAAACCGCAGCATACCCATAAACATATTCTTAAAAACTGAATGGGACCCGTTCCGTATGTGCTTGCGTACTTTTGTCAACAAGGACCTACAAATCTTGCACGGCCCAGTATGCAGTCTCAGTGAGATGGCCCGTAAAAAAAGCAAGAGAAAATCAATTACCCTGGTTCGGCGTGTTAGTTAGATTCATGTGCAGGGCTACCAGGGCCGCATAAGAAATCGCATGGCTCTGCTTGAACACAAATCCTCGGCTGCCGTCACCATCCCAAACAGATTCAAACACTTGGTCCCAGGGTTGATTTTGCAAGTGTGCCTTGCCAGGACGTATGATACTGATAAATGCTGCCATCCTAGGAATACTGTCGGGCCGCATTGATTTAAGCAACTCTGTGTAGTTGCCAATGTGCGCCAATTGACTAGCCCACTCTGGGTCAGTCCACAATCTGGACCATGGTGGATCCTGATCTAGAACTTGTGCATAATGCTCAGGACTTTGTATCAACTGATACACGGTCATGTTCAATAGATCTATTTTGAAGTAGCCCAGTTGTTCAGCTGTTTCATAGTCTATGGCCGCACAGGCATCAACAGGATCCACAGGTATATCTGTGACATACACTCCGCTGTTGTGACGTCGGGCCTGTCCTTGATGTAGTTGACGTGCCGGTGTGGCTTTGATCAACTTCAGTAACTGATCTCTATCGGCCAAGTCTATGTCAATGTCTGCACTCATTACCAACCTGCTTTCTGTAACATTTCTCTCACATATTCCTGATCGGCCACATAGTCTCCAAACTTTTTCATCCACACTTCACTGTCTATGTAGGGCCATGTCATGGCGATCTGGCTGGCATCCAGCTCGCCCAAGAATCGTTGTCCGCTTTCACAATTATACACTATCCAGGCGCTGATGCGACCTGTGGTCACAGCATAGACCATGGCATTGGTATTGCCGTAACGCAGGCAGTCTTCTGCAGGATTGCCTGTTTGCTCAGACCAATCTATAGCAAACTCCATGGCACGAGCCAAGGCATCATTCACATTCTCCACACGCAGGTAGTCTACCAGGTATTCGGTGTACATGGTATCTCGGCCCCAGTGATCAATCTTCTTGTTGTGTTTGAGCAACCATTCCATGAATCTGGCCGGATTCACAGCCCGGGTATCCACACAGTATCTACCAAATTTCACAAAGGCACGATAGTACGGACTAGCCGCAAAGTCTTCAAAGGTTTTTAGTCGGGCACTGCCCTGTGACATTTCATAGAACTTCAAGTAGGCCTGCAGGCCCAGTTGTACTCCACGCTCGTCTTGTTCTTGGAATCGCCGTTTGGGCTCGCACATGTGTACGGCCAGGCTGGTTTCTTTGACAAAACTTCGTTTGCAATACCTGCATTCGTACATTACTTTTCACGACCCAGAGCTTTGACATAGGCATCTATGTCTTTTTTGGTATTGATTTCGGCCAGGACTTCTAGCTCGTCGTCTTTGAGATGCGGAAACAATTCTGACAGTTGTTTTTTAATGCTGCCTGCGCCGGGTTCTTTTTTCTTGGGAGCGATCCAGGTGTGACGTTGTGTGCCCATACCAGGGCTGACTGTGGTGGCACATAGCCATTGTAGTTTTGGATGTCGATTGATGGTAAAAAAATGTTTGTTGAGTCGTTCATTGGTTGCTATCAGATAAAACTCTTGCAGATCTCTGCCGCCTTGCACACTTGATCCATAGCGGATCATAAGGAAGTTGCTGAACTTTTTCTTTTCGTCGACAGTGAGGCCGTCATAAAACGTTCGATCCTTGCGATCAAACACAGCCATTTCGTTGTTGATACTGAGCTTGTCCACTACCAGGCCTTGTTGTAGTCTAATACTTCGCAGTTCCTGCTGATGTCTTTGACAAAATACACACACTCGGGTTTGGACTCTGTGCCCACTGGAACACACAACATCTGACCATTCTTGAGTTTGGGCGCATACCAGGTGACCTCTTGATAAACATCAATAATCTCGATGTCCAGGAAACTGGGCCTAAAACTGCTGAGTGGATTGAACTGGAATGCTTTGAATCCTCTATCATTAATGGCTGTGAGTGGTAGGATTTCTAAATCGCCCAGGTCGGGTTCACCGATCAGGATCTGCCAATCCACCGGCATCCGGACTCGATGTTCGCCTATGCGTAACACCAAGGCCGGCGCTGTGAAACTTTCCAAGAAGATCAACGGTATGTAATGATAATCAGGATCAGCCGGATTTGAATTATCCAGGATGGCAAATCGCATGTCATCTACTTCTTCTGGCAGATGATCTAATTCAAATGGTGCATTGTCTAAAGTTAATATACGCATGAATTTATTATAACAGATTTTGACACAAATGCAACCTTTACTTCCACGACAGTTTCTCCTGTGTGAATGGATAGTTGGCTTCCCGGTAAAAGGTCTTGCGCTTGGTAAGATGACGTTTGGCAAATCTACAAGTACTGGTCACGTCCCAGATCTGTACATGATCCTTGTCTTCGGCCTTGCGGATACCACGTCCAATACTTTGTATCACTCGCACAAAACTCTTGCCAGGTTCCACAAGAACCAAATTGAAAATCCTAGGTATATTGATACCCACCGCAGCCACGCCATAGGTGGCCACAATGATCTTGCCTGTTGCATCAGCCACTTCATCATATTCATCCTGTCTCGCCTTGGCTTTGGTTGCGCCCGATACCATGACAGCATTGTCACCTAGCCGCTCTATGATGCCTTGCCCAGCGGCAATGCGATCTACCAACACAAGAGTGTTGCCGGTGAGATTGACCTGCCGGATCAAATCAGCAATGGTATCTAATCTGCCTGGTTCTTCCAACAGGTATTTTAGCTCGCTTTGATAATTGGTAAACTCTGCATGATCTTCCAACTGCACAATGTTCACGTGACATTGTGCCAACACGCCTTGGCTTTGTAGTTCGCTGGCACTGAGCTTGCCAATCACTGGACCAAGGCTACACTTGAGTGCCTGCGATTCAAATGGTTCCTTGGGTATGGTTCCTGTGAGTCCCCAGCGCAGGGGAATACGACTCATGACCCCTGTAAGCAAGGTTTTTAAGGCATCGGCCTTGGCCATGTGTACCTCATCCACAATCACGCACACCACATCTTGTAAAAACTCACCAATGGTAACATCACCTACTGAATTTTTTGTATTCTTCAGTAGGATGTTTAAACTTTGCCAGGTACAGATGGTGTGTGTGCGGCCCCATTCTTTGCGGTCGCCAAAATACACACCCACATCCTGTTGCATGTTGACGTAGTCTTTTTCTGTTTGTGTGACCAAGCTCTTGTTGGGCACAATCACAATGGTGCGACCATATGGTGCCACAGCGTTGCTGAGTGCGGCTGTGATCACTGTTTTGCCAGCACCGGTGGCGATCTCTTGTATGCATTGTGGGTTGACCAAGAAATTGTTGATGATCTCCACCTGATAATCTCGCAACTGCATGGGCTGGCCTTCCAGGGGATGACCTGGGCCCCAGGCAATGTGACCAAATGTGTTTTCGTTTACTTGTTGGAATTCAAATGTGGTACTGTAGTCTCTTTGATCGTCCAAGTCAATATCGTAATTGAACTTTTCCAAGATAGGAATAATATCTGGCAGGAGATTTATATAAGTGCTACCGCCTAGCTGGAAATAACTGACCTTGCCGTCCCAACGGCCCAGTCTCACTGCTGGCAAGTATCTGGCGCCAGGCACATCATACTTGAAGGCATTCACTAGAGCACGTCTGGCATCTAGCTCAAGACCTTCTATCTTGATATTGACTTCGTCTTTTATAATGATTGTGGCTGTTCTCATACTAGTAGGGTTGAATTGGTATTTTTGACAAAGAAACATATTTACGCGGAGACTGAACAAATTTGGTCACCGCTTGTTCGTACAGTTGCATGGCCAACGCACCGTTCCACAACGGCCATTTGTATTTCATGGCATGTTCCATGAGCTCTATGTGTCTACTTATTCTGGCCAAGAAATCATAGTTTGGATTTTGTGGATCGACCCAGGATCTTAAATTCATAGCACCCGTATGATCAGTCACAAATAGCCATTTGTTGTCTATGGCCATTTCTGCCAGTTTGGTTTCGGGCAGTATGCCTAAAATATTTAAGGTTTCTATACCTTGTATGGTCCCGTCGGCCACAAATCGTTGCCAGCGTGGAAACATGGTCAAGGTCTCAGCATGATCTTCCTTGGTTTCTGACACATATCCTGTAAACATCAAAAACAACACCCGTATTTGATTTGCGCTGAAATTTTCCAAATAGTATTCTGTGTCATCATTGGTAAATGGTTTTCCTAGTTCTTGGCGCACACGATCACTGCCAGATTCCAGTCCTACGAACAGCGTATCACAACCAGATTTCCTCAACATTTCAAAATGATCTCGAGGTGTTGTTGCACGCGATCTAATTATATATTGACCCGACCATGATATAGGACGATCAAAATGATAGGCGGCCAGTGAGTTGCACATGTCATTGAAAGCTTTGAAACTGCCATTGATCAGACTGTCGGCAAAATAATACCTGGTAATACCGTGTGTCTCATAGTGATGTATGATTTCCTTGGCTATGTTCTTTCCTGACCTGTAACGATATTTGGGACTAGTCTTGGCTACATCACAAAAGGTACAACTTCTTACACATCCTCTGCTGCCAATTATGGCCAACTCTTGTTGGTCCAAGGTACTGTAATTGTTTAAATTATAATAGCTATAGTCTGGCCAAGGTTGCTTGTCCAAATCATCAATTTGTTTAAAACTGTAGTTGCCAATGCCTGGACCATGCCCTTGTTTCAAATACATAGGAATGCTTTCTTCAGCCTCGCCGGTAATAAATTCATCAATTATGCCGGCGGCCTTGAAGTCTTCGGCGAAGGCCAATTGACTGTGACTGTTTGTTATATAGACTAATCCTGCACCGCCTACGATTATTTTTGCCCGGCTGTGTTTTCGCAATTGCGGTAAAAATATTTGTCCAAAATTTTGTGCCAAATATGAAAACAAACTCACAAACACATAATCAAACTGCGTTGAATGCAAATTTTGAAGATGTTGATCTATAAATTTGCCCAACAGGATTGTTTGATCCGATGAGAAGCTGGGACTGTGTTCATAAAACACATCATCAAAATATCCAGCAATCTTGTTCTGCTGTTTTAAAAATTGATCTAGCTCAAATTGCAAATCCACAACCATGCAATCATGCCCCTGGCTTGCACAAACAGCAGCAATAATTGCCCCTGACAAGCTGGGCCGAGATTTGTCCAGGGGTGGCAGATTATAGATTAAGGTTTTTATCATTGATAATTTTTTTGATTGACTGAATTTTTTCAGTTACATATTCGTATTCAAACTTGCACTGCCCACTGCGAGCATGTGACTCAAAATCCAATTTTCTTTCGCGTTTGATATATTTTTGTTCTATGATCCAGTCAAGCGCAGGTGCTGTAACGTCGAATTCCAACATGCCATTGGTAAACATACCCATAAGGCAAGGTCCAGTTTCATTGTTTTCTTTATGTAGTGGCAAATCTCGAATCCATTCTGGCCCCATGCTTATGTTTTCAACTCTGATGTCCTTGATCAATAAATTTTTGTCTGAAACAATGTTTTCAAACTCATCGACCATGGTGTCCCACTTACCATTGATACCGTTGGATTTTTTCAAGCCTTGCAATGAAATTCTGCTGTAATCGCACAGTGTAACATCAAACTCTAGTACCTGTTGTTCTTGTATATATCCTTCGTAAATAATCTCTTGATTGTGTTTGATGGTTATAAATGGATACTCATTGCAAAAGTTACCCTGTAAAGTAAAACTTATTCTCATAATATGGATTATAAAGGATTCTGTCCAACAAGTCAAAAAAACAGGCACCTAAGTGCCTGTTGTAAAATGGACAGCGTTGCCGCTGTCCAGGAGCTACCAATTAACTATTCTTCATACATGTACTAGCAGCCAGGGCCTTCCAGTTGGTGTCACTGACCTTGGTCAAGTCCGCAATCTTCAAGGCCATACGCAAGCTCATCTCACGCAAGCGGTCCTTGTTCTCGTCCATGAAGTTCAGGATCTCTTCGCCCTTTTCCGGCGTAAACTCATAGTCATTGAACAGTTGTCCTTGGCGGAAGATCTGTTTGATACGCAAGAACTTGTCACGCATGGTGTTGAGTGTGAGATCCAGGAAGTGGCAACGACTCTGTAAGGCCTCTAAATGGTCCTTCATTTTCTTGCTGGTCAGGTTGTCAAACTTCAAATTGGTGATGAAAATACAGCCACCTTTGAAGTCAAAGCAATCAGGCACACCTTCTCTGCGCAACATGGCCGAGTCCGAGTTCCAGTAGATCCTACGTTTCTTGCCAGAGTCCAATGCGGCCTTGAGGATGTTCAAGCTCAAGTCATCTTGGAACACTGAGTCACAGTCGTCAAACACCAGGACATTGTTGGGATCACTGTGTTTGTACAATGTGCAGTAGAGACCAATGGGAGTCATGGCACCTTTGATCACTTCATACTTGATCTTTCTACCAGTGATGCGTTCAAACAGGCCAGACTTCTCCAGTTCATACTCTACACCATAGCTCTTGCCCACGCCAGGAGGGCCTACTACGATCATGGCTCGCACATCACCTGCTATGGTAGCACGGGTCATTTCTTGCAGGATTTCAAATCGCTGGCCAATACGGTCCATGACTTCGTCGTCGGTCTCCACTGGGGCCTGAGCAGTCGCAGGGCGATCAGTGATCACTGACTCGGTAGTAAACTCTACATCTTCGATCGTGTTTACTTTGATGCGAACTATTTCTGGTACTTCGGGTCCAAAAAATCCATCTGCTTTCACGGTAACATAGCCTCCTTTGGCACCAGTTTGAAAACCCTTGACCAAATTAAAGATCATACCGTTCACGGGTTGATTGCGATACGATCCGTTTTTGACGAGAATAGTTGACATACTTCGAGCTCCTTCTTTGATTGTTTTAATAATACTATTATAGCAAATCGGTTATTTCTTGTCAACCATGCGTTTCAGCGAGTCTTCATACTGTATTTGTGCTAGGAAAACGGTGTAGATAAGAAAAACGCAAGACGTAATACCCAACCCAATCACAATCATGGGAACCATGTTGGCTGTGACGACTGTGCTTAAAAAATGGAAAAATGCGGTAACTGCCACAACAATGGCCATCATGCCTGCGGTCATTGCTACTGCTCTTAAATGTTGATTCATAAGGTGCCTTTCTTGAAAAGTGTTGTCTAAAAACTACATTATGTTACTATTATACGAAATGATTTCTTTTTGGTCAACCATAAAAAAACCCTACATGTAGTAGGGTTTTGACAGTTTTGTACAGTTACAATAGGCCAGCCTCAATGTTGAGTGTGGCTGCAAATGTGCTGCCAACAGCCAATGGCAAAGTCCAGTTACCATCTGGTCTTGGAGGACATACCAGAGATGATGTTGGATTGCCATCTAAACTGAAATCCGATGCCGCCAACAAATAAGGGATTTTTTCATCACCATCAAATTCAAATCCTTGAGCGCCGCTGGACACATTGTTAGAAAGCGACACATAGTTAATAGACATTTTCTCAAGCAAAATACCACCGCCGGAATTCACGGTAATTTCTATAGGCATAGTTCCTTGAAATTCCAGTGGCACTTCCATGGAAAACAATATTTCTGACTGCTCCAGTGGCCATGGCAATGGAATCAATGGTTGATCCACTGTGGGAACAGGTCCGTTAAACACTTGACTGCCGTTGGCAGTTACAGAAATTTCTACAGCAGTGGGTCCAAACCCTTGTCCATGAAATCGTATAGTTCTATTGGTCATTTTTAAGATCTCCACGGGTATTTATGCTATTTCCAGTGTTCTAAGATCAGTGGATCTTGTATGCTGTCTGGTTTGGGGTGTCCGTGAAAAATCAAAATGCTGTTGTTTTTTGCCAGTTGTGTGCCTGTGCCCGGACGACGATATATCTTTTTGTGATGATCATAGCCGCCATCAAATGCTTGCCAACGCCAGCTGGCCACTCGTTCTACGTCAAAAAATCTACGCCGATCGGGCAAAAAACAATCTGAAATATAGTCCTGATCTCCGCGATATCTTTTTAAAATCTGGGCAAAATCTTTTCTAACAAATTCTTCATAGATATGACCATACTGACGAGTGTCCCAACGCATGACGCTGGAATTGATATTGTAGCTGGTCGGTCTCCAGAGATATTTAAAATCACGCACCGCCCAAAAATGTTGCAGATTCTGCTGCCAAATCCAGTCAATATTTTGTGTGATCACCACATCAAGATCAAAATACAACAAAGGCCCTGCATGGTGATCAGTGTTGAACAATTGCATCTTGTACCACCAGGATTTTTTAGGACCATTGATGTTCCAGTCTGTGAGTCCATGTTTGATAAAATTCTCCGGCACTGGTCGATCTGTTTCCGTGTACACATGCAATCTTACGCCAGGTGTGATGTGTCGACTCAGCATGCTATACAAACGTTCCACATAGTTCCAACTATAGACCGATCCATGTATGACACAGGCACAATCAATTGGACCTGATTCCGGCAATGGCAATTGATTGCGTTCAGCATTCAGCGATTGTTTCAGAGCTCGATTTGCCGCAGGATCATGCGCGGCTGCCAGTTTAAGAGCTCGTTTGGTAGCCTTATCCATGATCGCTTGGCAAGGCAGAGGACAAGCGAGTCAACCAACGACCTTGTGCTATTTCTTCAACTGTGTATTCGGTATGGCAAATTTCAATCAGCCACTGATCGCGATCCACTGCATAGGGCTGATCAATGTTTTGTATTTGTATGCTCACAGGATGAGCCAGACTGCTGACGTCCACAATGGGTCTGGTTCCTGCAAGTGCGGCCTGTATGCCAGGGCCTGAATTGTGATTAACGATGGCATGGCAGTCAAAGGCCAAGTTGTAGCTGTCATAGGTGTTGACTATTTTGACAGGTTGTTCTATGATCACATCCTTGGGCAAGTGTACCAATCCGGCCCATCCCAATGCACTTCTAGGATGTGGTCTGACCACAATAGGACGATCAGTGACTGTGCGTAGTCGTTCTACTTGTTGGATGACCCAACCCTCCATGCTGACGAGACCTACCACCTGCAGACTGCGTGCATGTTGTGCGGCTATCACAATCCTGGGATTGCGGGTCAAATTGAGGGCCAGGCTTATACCTAATTTTCTTGGCCGGTCCAAGTCTAAATTTTCTGTGTGTCCATAGTAACCGTTGGCCGTGATGGAGTTTACAGCTATCTTCCAGGTTTCCCCGCGATACAAGGCCCCTATGTCTATCACAATGACTGGCCGGCCCAGGCTTCTATAGTGACTCCACACTGCCTGATTAGCGGCCATGCGGCCCGACCACAACACACTCCAAATCACAGCTGCGTCGGCATCCAGGCTGTTTTCTACACAGACATGTCCAGCACGTCGCAGGCTGGCGATCACTGCGGTCATTACCGGAGCACTGTTTTGAGCACATTGATTTGGAAAGTAGGCCACACGCATAAGGTTAAATATTTAACCATGAAACTACCACCACTGCTAGGAAACCTAGACCAAAATCAATTTTTTATATATGCAGCCGCCGATACTGTATATTTTGACTTGCATGCTCGCCCGTTGATCAAAAGTATTATTGCTAATACACCAACTTACGGAGTGCATATGCACATCTACAACCCAAGGCAAGATCAAATTGATTTTTGTCGCAGTTTCCCAATGGTAACTTGTACCTATGAACATCTTGACAACGCGGAGTTTAAAAAGGTAACCGACTCTTGGCTAGTTAGAAATGATTTTAGCAACGATCGACAAAAACAAATGCATAAAAAAGGGCAAACGCAAGGCCCAGCCGAATTGTTAAAATTGGTTCAGCAAACTTATTATGCCTGTGTTAGATTTGTCAGACTGGCAGAATTACTACGTCCGGGTCAGCGGTGTCTGAGCATAGATGTAGATGGACTGGTGCGTGGTCAATTTATGGATCAACTGGGTACCCAAGACTTTTACCTGTATGAAAAACCCAAGGATGGCACACATCTAGCCGGGGCTATCCTGTTCAATGGTACTGCAGGCTCACATAGCTTTCTACAAGAATATGCCAAACAGTTACGAAATAGTATAGGCCAGGATGATTTGTACTGGTTTCTGGACCAGATCGTTCTGGATCAACTGGTACCACAATATCACAAAGGACTCCTGCCCATGAGCTATATTGACTGGGCCATGCGCAACGAAAGTGCCATATGGTCAGCCAAAGGCAAACGCAAAGAGTTAGACCTATTCAAACAAGAACAAAGAAAGTATCTATGATATCAATTGTAATGAGTTACTTTAACCGCCTTGATCAGTTAAGGTACACCCTTAAAACCATTGGTATGAGTCAAGTTAAAGATTTAGAGATCATCATTGCCGAGGACTTTTGTGATCCCGGGGAACAATTGCATAACATACAAGCAGAGTTTGCGCACCTAGATATAAAAGTTATACGCATGTCAGAAGGTCGGCCCGGCAAAGATTACTGCAATCCTTGTGTGCCGTATAACACAGCGTTGCGTGCTAGCCGTGGTGATCTAATCATTATACAAAATCCTGAATGTTGTCACATGGGAGATATACTACAATACACCAAAAATAATTTAACCGATGCAAATTATCTTACCTTCCATTGTTATGCGGCAACCAAAGCCGAAACAAGAGTTATGCAGTCTGGTGAACCATTGCCCATGTTCACAGACAAAAAATCTCGTTGGTACAATCATGTGGTTGAGCGTCCGTACGCCTATCATTTTACTTCGGCTATTACTAGAGGAAATCTTGTCAAGTTAAACGGGTTTGACGAACAGTTTGCACAGGGACAAGACATGGACGATGTGGAATTTATCTATCGAGTCAAGGCACTAGGACTAGAATTAAAGTTTGTAGAGGATCCCTGGGTGGTGCATCAATATCACCGCAAGACTTATGACAATCCACACAATCCGCCGGTGACTGTAAACAACAGAGAACTATGGGCCAGTATCAAAGACAATCTGCAAGTGCGAGCCAACAACAACGGTAATGATATATGTGGTATTTGACACAGATACCCAAGGTAGCACACTTCTATTGGGGCGGGGGTCCGCTTTCCTACTTGAGATTTTTATCAGTTCAAAGTTTTAAAAAACAAAATCCAAATTGGCAAGTAAAAGTTCATCAACCTGTGACCAATAGTCAAGCACCCAGTACTTGGATCAACAATATCAAACAAGACTTCCGCAATCTGATTAGCACTCTTGATGTTGCTGTTGTTGAACATGATTTTGACAGTTACGGATTCAGTAATCAGGCGCATGAAGTTCACAAGTCTGATTTTCTAAGATGGCGTTTGTTGGCCACGGAAGGTGGTGTATGGTCAGACATAGACATCTTTTATATCAAACCCATGGAATGCTTAGAAGAAAATAATCTGCAACATGCCAATATTGATGTTGCATTGTGTCCACTAAAACCGCCGCACAAACACACAGTTGGATTCATGCTTGCTTCCAAACACAGTGCCTTTTACCAGTACATGAGTCGAGTGGCCTTGTCAAACTACAACAAGGATGTGTATCAATGCATGGGCAGTGATTTGATCAATGGACAATTTGAAAGTTTTGAAAGTTTTGGCCGCCAATTTCCCAACAATCAATTTGTATTTTTAAACAAAAAAAGTGTGTATGCGATTACCAGCAAAACCATTGATTATTTTTATCAACCAGTTGACCCTGCATTGAACAAAAAATTTAACGGACCACAGATTATAGGATATCACTGGTTTGGTGGGCACCCACAGTCTCAAGATTTTGAAAACAATTTACAGCCAGACACAATAAATGATTACAATCATTTTTTAGCTCGGGCAATACAGGAACAATTATGAAACACAAAGTAAAAGGAAAACGAGCTTTTAGCAACGATGATTTGGTTGCATACTTACAGTCCCAAGTGGTTGCTGGATCCACCTTGTTGGATCTAGGGTGCGGGCCAAAAATGTACAGCAATCCCTTGCGTGAACAATGCAGCCGCATACTCACAGTTGATGCGTGGGCCTGGGTTGAGCCAGACATTGTGGCTGACCTGGAAACCACTCCAATTGCAAACATTACTCCAGATCGCTGGGACTATGTGCTTATGTTGGACTTTATCGAGCATCTGACCAAAGAGGCTGGATTGAGCTTGATTGAACAAGTCAAACAAATAACCAATCGACGAATATTTCTACTGACCCCAATGGAAGAAATTTGGACAGAAAATCATGAGAATGTAGACAATCCAGAACTTTGGTGTCATGGCAATGAATATGATCTACACAAGAGCCTGTGGTCACCAGAAGACTTTGCAGGCTTTGTTCGTGTTGACATTCGTGGATTCCACGATTACTATGTAGGATACTATGAAGCGTAAAATACTGACTATACTAGGCACCAGGCCAGAAATAATTAGACTTAGCCGAGTAATACCTAAATTAGATCAAGTGGCTGACCATCGTGTATTGCACACTGGACAGAATTATGATCCTACCCTCAATGACATATTCTTTGAAGAATTACAATTACGTAGACCCGATGCAGTGCTGGCCAGTCGTGGCACTATTGCTGAACAATTGGCCACAACGTTTGTAGGAGTAGAAAAGTATTGCCAAGAATTCCAACCCGATGCTGTTCTAGTACTAGGTGATACCAACTCTGGATTAGCGGCTGTTGTATGTGAACGCATGGGCATTCCAGTGTATCATATGGAAGCTGGAAATCGTTGTTATGATTTGAGTGTGCCCGAAGAAAAGAATCGCAGAATAATTGATCATGTGTCCAGCGTCAACTTGCCTTACACTGGCTACAGTAGAGAAAACTTGCTGCGTGAAGGCCTGCCAAACAACAAAATATTTGTTACCGGTAATCCCATCCGAGAAGTGCTAGATTACTACAGTGGAGCAATACAGCACAGCACTATCCTTGAACGGCTGGGCCTCGCTCCATATCAATACATTGTGGCCACTGCACACAGAGCAGAAAATGTAGACGATCCTGTTCGCTTAGCAAATATACTAGAAGCATTCGAAACAATCAGTCAAGACTTGCCCATAGTGTTCAGTTGTCATCCAAAGACCGAACAACGCATGACTAGGAAATTAAACAGCCGCATCATTGTGTCCAAGCCCATGGGCTTTTTTGACTGGGTCAATTTGGAACGCAACAGTAGATTGGCCATTAGCGACTCGGGCACTGTGCAGGAAGAAATGTGCCTGTTCCGACGACCAACAATAACTATACGAGCAACCACAGAACGACCAGAAACTGTCATGTGCGGATCAAACATTGTGACCGGTCTCGAAACTGCGGATATTGTAGCAGGTTACCAGCAGGCACTGACACTAGGCCCGTGGACTGTGCCCGAAGAGTACACCAGGGCCAATGTCAGTGACGTGGTTGTAAATATCATATTAGGAAACATGTAAATGGATCACAATCGAGAATTTTGGAACAAACAACACGATCAAGACAACCAACGGACCTTGTCGGGTTGCGGATTTGATGCCACCGTAGATTTCTTAAATGTAAAAGATTTAATTGTGCCTGGAATGCGTGTGTTAGAGATTGGATGCGGGCTAGGATATGTGACCCAAGGGTTTGCA